GGTAGATGTAGTGGGAGTTCCCAGCGGTATTGTCGATCGTAAGAGTTGCCGCGCCCATCGTCCCGTCTTTGCCGAGAGTGTCGCCGGCTGTCTTCGTTGATCTCGATGCATTCCATGACGAGGCGAACCGAGATTGCAAAAACAGGTTCGTTGCGCCGCCCTCGAGCAGGAGCCCCCGGGGCTGACGCGAGACGGGGTCGCAGGTGTAGCGCGGGACGTTGCTACCGGCTGTCTCGATGAGGCCGTTGCGGCCGAAGAAAGTCGCGTCGGAGGCGCGCACCAACGTAATGAAATCACTCGGGCGGCCCGAGACCGTCAGCACACTGCTGTAGTCATTGACCAGCCCCTCGCGCGCCCGGCAATCAATCGCGATGCCCTCGTCACCGCCCAGGATACGTGCCGCTTGAAACACCGGCTGCAGCTTGGCGAGCTCGCTGACGCCGTCGACGGCGGCGAGCTTGGTCAGCACCCAGGCGGCGGTGACCACCTCGTCGGCCGAAGCGCCGGAGGCGACGACGGCGCGCGCGGCATCGAGCAGCGCACCGGATTTTGGCGCGCGCTCGTCGACCGAATCGGCCAAGCGGTCGAAAATCGCTTTGATCTCGGGCAGCGTCACCGAGCGCGGCGGACCCGGGACGATATGCTGGGCGATCAGCGCGCGGGCGTCGTCGAGGGCCGTCATGCGAACTCCATGGGAAATGGATTGTCAACGAGCTGCTCGGGCTGCAGCGGCAGCGGCTCGGGGGACGCATAATTGGAGGCGATCTCGTCCCAGAGCCGCTCGAAGCGGACGGCGATGCGATCGTTGGGGCCGCGCGTCAGCACGATCTCGGCGCCGAGACGCTCGGGCGCGAACCAGTCGACGGCGACGTCGACGCGCTCGCACAGGCCGATTGCGGCGAAAGGCTCGAGCGCCTCGCGGATGTAGGCCTCGGCGCGGACGCGCGTCGCCTCGGTTTGTTTCTCGCGCACGAGCAGCCACAGGCGCGAGCCGATCGGCCAGCCGCCGTGCAGCTCGAGCGCCTCATGGTCGCCCCACCACCCCTTGCGGTCGCCGTCGCCGGCGGGCAGCGCGTCATCGGCCTCGGCCGACGCCCAAGTGAACAGCGCCACGGCCACGGCGGTGACGAGCTCGCGCGTGGTGTCGAGCGCGGCGCCGGACAAGAGCCAGTCGCCGGAGAACGCGGAAGCGTCCCAGGCGACGCGGATGTCGGCCATGGTGCTAGACCTTCGCTCTCAACACGCTCGAGGGCCCCGCCTCGGTCATCACGCGGGGCAGATCCGAGTCCTCGCCGACGCGGAAGTCCGGGCACTTGGCGACGACCTTCTTGTCGGTCTCTACCCAGATCGACTCGCGCTTGATGTGCACCTTCTGCGACTGGTCGTCGTGCAGCGCAACCTCGCCCTCGGCCACCTTGATGCGGTAGCGGCGATCGGCGGTGGCGATGACGATCATGTGGTCCCGGTTGCCGCCCAGCGCGAGCGACAGGACCTCAGCGCCGGCGCGCGGATGCATCGAGAAGCCGTAGGGGTGCCAGTGCTCGATTTTCGTCGGCGAGAAGCCGTTCTCCATCTCGATGCGCGACAGCTCCTGCATCATTTTCGCATCGTCGACCGAGCGCACGACGCCGCGAGCAATCATGTGGCGAATGCGTTCGAAGAGCTGTTGCTCGTTTTGCCGTCCGTCGTACTCCCAGCCCCCGAACATCTCACCCCCGCTAGAAATTCATATCCCCGGTCAGGTCTTCCGGTTCACCGTCCGGTTTCGTATCTGCCCAGGCGCGATCGCCATCGTTGCTGCCGCCGCCGCCCTTCGGGTTCAGAGCTTCGACCGGCACCAGCGACAACGCCGAGAGCGTGCCGTGCTCGGACAGCGTCTGCACCACGCCCTCGAGCGCGAGCGTGCGGTCGATCGCCAGCATCGGCGACGTCACCTGCACGATCATCCCGGGCCGCCAAAGTTTCCCGGGCTCATAGCACCAGTCGTAGACCTTGATCTCGACGCGGGTCGACTCGCCGGCGCGGCGCGCGGCCTCCCAGGCGCCGCGACTGCGCGATGCCTTTCGGCTGGTCTTGGTCTCGTTCAGCAGCACCAGCGGCCGGTGCCGCTTCACGGCGCCATCCTTCACGCGCGAGCGGCGCTGCGCCACCGGCTTGCCGTATTCGGCGTCGGTGCCGCGGTCCTGGCCCAGCACGTCGTATTCAGAGTGCCGGTTGTCGTGGCGCAGCATGGCCGCGGCCTCGAGGATGTTGACGCCCTCGACGAGCGAGGCCTCCGGCCCGCCGCCGGCGACATGCAAAAGCCGCAGGTTGCCCTGCGGATCGTCGGTCAGCAGCACCGTGCCGGGGCGCGCGTAGCGCTCGAGGAAGCGGTGCACGCTCTCGCCGGGCCACACGCTGACGCGGTCGAACGGCTCGAGGCCCTGCGCCTCGTTCTTAAGGCCGATGCCGTATTTCTCGATGGCGCGCCGCGCCACCTGGTCGAGCGAGACGTTGTTCATCTCGCCATTCGGAATGATGGCGCTCGAGTCGCACAGGTCGCCCGTCTTCGAGCGGCCCTGGATGGTAACCGCGTGGCTCGTCGCCGAGTAGCGCGGATTGTACGCGTCGACATAGCCGGTGATGACGGGAATGCCGAGATAGAACACCTGGCACGGATCGCCCGGCCGAATGCGCCACTCGAGCAGCGAGGCCGGCCCACCGCCGCCGGTGCCGCCCGTCCAGCGCTCCTCGACGGTCAAGGTGAATTCGCCGGCCATGCGCTTGACCGACCGGCGCACCTCGACCGAGGTCCAGCCGTCGTAAAGCATTCCGTTGACGAGCAGCGTGACGGTGCCCGGCGCATAGGGCAGAGAGGCCAGGGCATCGAACATTTTCGCAATGATCCTACCTGCTCAATGCTCTGCCGATCATCGGCATGAACGCCGGGTGATCCCAGGCGCTATTCTGCGCCATGAGCTCCGCGGCGCGCCCAGCGTCCTGATAGAGCCGATGTGCCAGGGCGACGGCCGGCAGCGGCACCGGCGTGGTGTAGGTGACGATGCGCGCCAGCGGGCGGCCGCGCTCGATCAGGTCGCGGGCGACCCAGCCGCCGGCATCGCGCAGCGCGCGCACCAGCAGCGTTTCCTGCGCGTCAGCGGCGCGCTCGATGGCGAGGTCGATGAGGCGGCGCATGCGCGCGCGGAACTGCTCGGCCTGCTCGTAGCTCTCGATCGCAACCTCTGCGACGGCGCGCACGGCGCCGGCGACGGCCAGGCACTCGACCAGCGTGCACGCGCGCATCTCGACCTGGCGCCGGCGGGCGCGCACTGCGTTGATGGCCGCGGCCGGCTGAAACGCGCGCACCGCAACGACCACGGCCTCGAAGCCGGCGATAACGGCCATCGGCTCGGCGGAGGCCGCGCGATAGCCGTCGACGATCTCGGCGAGGTCCTGCGCCAAGGTCGCCGATCGGGCTGCGGCGCGCGGATCGTCGGCCAAGGTGCGCAGGCGACGCCGGTAGCCAGCGTAAAGCGCCTCGTCGGCAATGGCGCCGGGCGTGCGCGCGAGCAGGGGCAGCACGACAGCGAGCACCGCCGCGACGCCCTCGAGGATGTAGTCGGGTGTGGTCATTTCTGCCGCACCCGGCCGAGCCAGATCGTGCTGCCGTCGACGCTGCGCGCCTGCACCCGATCCGTTCCCACTGAGGAAATGCTGCCGCCGAGCTCGCCGAGGCGGGCGGGATCGACGAGCTGCTGCACGATCGACGACGATGCAAACGACGCGATGGCAGCACCAGAGAGTGACGCGGCCGCACCGACCGCCTGGGCCGCGGCCGCGGCGATGCCCAGCGCCGACGGATGACCGCCGGCGGCGAGGAATTTGATCGAGAACCGGCACCAGCGGCCCTCATGCTCGGTCTCGGTGAGCGTGACCTGCTCGCAGACAGCCTGCTGCGCGCCGCGCCAGCGATCGACGTATGTGCCAGGCCCCTGGCGCTCGCAGGCGGCGATCAGCCGGTCGCGCTGTGCCATGTAGTCATCACCGATGACGTAGGCGTTGACCGACCATGCACGCGTGCGCCGCCCCATGTCCTCGGCGAAATTCGCGTCGCGCTTGGGGTACTCGTGATTATGGATTCGCCGGCCGGTCTCGTGGCTTCGATCGTCCATGTGGAACGCGGCGCCACGGAACGACGCCGGGCGA